AATACCGAGAAGGCTCTTCAGATAGGAAACCTTCAATGAGTCTATATCTTACTCCATTAATTGGGATATAGAACATGCGTTGCTGAGATATTAAACGAACATAGTGTTAATAGTCTCACTACAGACCCATAAATAGCTTATAGGGCAACCGGTGTCACATAGTAACTAAAGATGTTGACTATGTGGGGTAATGATGGCAAAGGACGACGGGCAGGGCAAGTTTTTCCATTGGTAGTGCTTAGACTGCACTACCATGGCTTCTAAGCGGCAAATATTATTAAAGCATACAAGATATACCTAAAGTAATTGAGAGTAAGGAAGTGTTTTAAGACTAACCGAATCTAATTACGAACGAAGTGAGTAATTAGTGAAGGTTAATGACCGAAGGTCATTCGCAATTAGTTAGGACTTAATAATGAATGAATAATTACGGTTACATTAAAGCCATACCAGACTTCTTTGATATTTCAATGTTTTCTTTCGCTATATCAGATATACTGGATCTTTCTGATGAACTCATGTTCATAATATCTGTGTAAGTAACTGCCCCTCTCATATACCAAGAGAGTTTTAATGCATTGGATTTAATATCTTTGACTTCACTCTCCATAGTGTCAATAAGGCTCTTTATATCTTCGGAGTGTAGAGATAAGAGCCTCATTCGAAAAAAGTTGATATGTTTACATTAAAAGTTTGTTGGTATTCGTGATTGCAATGCATACATTTAATATCTAATGGTTTGGATTCTGATTTAGTGCGTAACTCTACATTTTTATCTTTTATTCTATTAAATGTATTCTTGTCACAATTTCTAAAGAAATCTTCAATAAATTCTGATTCAAATACTGTAGCCTCAGGTGTTTTGATATATTCAATACCAGCAACCATTATCTTAATAGTCATTTCATTCAATGCACTAATTAGTCCAGTTGTTTTATTACTTCTTTCAACTTGGTCTACGATATCATCTAATACAACCAATGCCTTTTGAATTTCAAATTGTAGCATACTCGAATCATTCATTTCTTTATAGGTGAGTGGTTTTAGTTTTATTTGAAGTTCGTCTATTGTTAATGGTTGATTATAATTACCTGCTTGATAACTTGATAATAATCTAGGTAATGCTATATCGTAAGTTGATTCTTCACCGCATGGCTCATTTGGGCAAGTAGTTGAAATTTCCATATCACTACCTGTAGTCGCAATACGTATTGCTATTAATATAGGATCTATATCAATTGCTGACATTCCCCATGGATTTTTAATATTAGGTGCGCAACTTTTAATAATTTCAACTACCGCAGTACCGTTATATAATGCATCAGGAGTTCTACTAGTAATTTCATCAATAGTAGTCATGGGGTAAATGGGTAGTTCACCGCTATCCGGTATTTCCAATGCATCAGGTTCATAACCCATTCCACCACTGGGTAATTTCATATATATTGCAGGTCTACGAAAGTATTGCTGTAATGGATTAACTTGATTTGACATTTTTATTCCTTAAATTTGCGATTTTTTATTATACTAAATAGTATATAGATAACTGTATTTATAGAGTAAAATTTTATGGAATTTAAATAATGTCCGGTATTGATGATTTAAACAATTCAGCTGCTGATGCGTCTAGCGGACTTAATGACCTACAAAGAGCCTCAAAATCTCTTAGAGATGAAGACACCCAAAGAGAACTACAAAGTAAACAACTTAGAAAAACATTAGGTGATTTGGCTTCGGCTACTACCAAACTTACTAGTGGCTTTTCTAAATGGGGAGTAGCCGCTCAGGGAGTAACGGGTGAGATAGGTGGATGGGCTAGTGCATTTGGACAAGAACTTTCATCTACATCAAAAAGTGCGGTAGGTAAAATATTAGGTGGTATATCACAAGTTGGTGGTAAGGTTATATCTTCTACCGGTGATATCGCAAAGTTAGCATTAGATCAGCAAGATAATCTGGTAAAAGCCTATAGGGGATTAAGTGAATTCGGTGCTATGGGTGGCGCCGGAATAGAAGACTTGCAAGAAACGCTTGCTGATATTGGTACTACTGCCGAAAACGTTGGTTATTTTAAAGATGCATTGGCTAGCGTTGCTCCGCAGTTAGCAACATTCGGTGGTACGGTAGCAGGTGGTGCTAAACAAGTATCAGCAGTAGTGGGTGGTATATTAACCGATAAGGTTAATCAATTTGAAGGTAAACTTACTCAATTTGGATATAGCACAGAAGATATAATGAAATATTCTGCTACATCTATAGCATTTCAGAGTAGATATATACAAGGTATTACTCAAGATACTGGTAAACTTAAACAAGTAACTTATGATTACATGAAGGATCTAAGTGAGTTAACCGAGTTAACAGGTAATAGTCGTGACCAACAAGTAGCAGTGCAAAAAGCATTACAAAATGAGGTAGGTTGGAGAGAAAAAATACGACAACTCACTGAAGACGGATCAGAAGAAGGGCAAAGACAGGCCGGTAGAGCAGAAGTCTTTATGAGAAACTTAGAAATGATTAATCCGGCGTTAGCAAAAGCTCAACGAGATTTTGAATTAAATGGTGCTGCAACTACAGAAGAAACTGCTAAGACATTAGCTCAATATCCAAAGTTTGCACAAGAGTTTCATAGACAAATTTCTGCTACCGGTACAGCACAAGAAGGATATGCTAAAATATTAGCAGTAGGATCAACAGAAGCCAAACAATTTACATCATTTTATGGCAGAACAGGTGGTATAGCAAATTCTTTTAAAGATATGAATCTAACTGTTGGTGACCAGAATATGGCTCAACTGAACGCTGCAAAAATTGCAGAAGCATCTGCAAAGATTAAACAAGATTCTGCAAATAAAGAAGCACAAGCAGACGATAGATTAAGAGCACAAACTGAATTACAAAAACGAGAAAGACCGGTGGCGAATACACTTCAAGATGCATTATTTGTAGCAGGTACAGGTGCAGTAGCATCAGTAAATGCTTTTATGCATGGTTTGAATAAAGCATCGTTAGAACTAATTGATATTGTAAAGAAAATGCCAGGTGGAGATAAAATTACAGGTAAAAAAAATAGATTTGAAGATACAGACTATGTAACTAGTTCTATAAAAGTTCTTGATTTGCAAAAACAAAGAGCGCAAATAGAAAAGGAAGTGCAAGACTTAGAACGTAAAAAAGCAGGTGTTACAGACAAGGCAACACAATCTATAATTGATACACGTAACAAAGAAATACAAGTAATCAATGATAAGATTAAAAATGAACAAGCTGCAAGTTCTATCATATTAGATGATGCTAAAAAGCAAAAAGCAGTAAATGATGCTAATAATCTTATTTTAAAACCAGGTGTACAAATGGATAGAAGTAAGATGAATCCTGATACAATTGAGTTAATGAATAGACTACAACAAGTACCAGGATTTAATCGATTTACCTCTACAAATGAATCAGAACGTCAACGTGGTAGTAATTTGTATTCCGGCATGCATGCCAGTGGGCAAGCATTTGATGCTACTTTCAGTGGTAAAAATGACCCAAGTCAAAGAAAACTTATTGATGAAGTGGTTGAGAAATTTAAAAGAGATACCGGAGCACAAGTATCAATTCTAGATGAATATGGAAGTGACCGTAGCAAAAATGCAACCGGCGGACATTATGATTTTAAGGTATTACCTAGTTCAGGTGTAGGAGGTACATCAGTGGGTGGTAAACTTGAAAGAGAAAGAGCACCTTCATATAAACCAGACGAAAATGTAAATCCAGCAAAAACTGGTTCAACCAATACTAGTAGTTTAAGTGTTCCAAATAGTATTAATTCAGATCAGGCTGTTACATTGTTAGCCGCGATGAATATTAAACTAGATGCTATAAACAATACTTTAGACAGGTCAGATAGAAGCCATAGTGCAATTGCTGATAATACTAAACAACTAGCAATAGGTTAATAACAATACTTTTAATGGTGCTGAGTTATTAGCATAAATATAAGATATGTCATATAAAAAGCGTTTTCACGGCCCTAACACTACCGGTGCACTAAGCCCTATTTCGGGAAGAAACAACAATACCGGTGCATGGAACGGTAATGACTACCCAGCAGATACAAATGGCCCAAATAGAGGCGGTTATAACAACCAAGACTTTGGATATAAAAACTATCAAAGTCGTTTACCAGAAGTATATACTGGTCATCCAAATCGTGTTGAACGTTATAATCAATATGAAATGATGGATGTAGATGCTGAAATTAATGCATGTTTAGACATTATTGCTGAGTTTAGTACACAGAAAAATGACCAGAATAGCACACCATTTGAAATAGTTTTTCATGAGGATCCAACTCCCCATGAAGTAGAACTAATCAAAAAACAGTTACAACAGTGGTGTAAGCTGAATGAATTTGATACTCGTATCTTCAAAGTTTTCCGTAATAGTTTAAAATACGGAGATCAGGTTTTCATTCGTGACCCAGAAAACTTTAAGTTATATTGGGTTGACATGGTTAAAGTTACTAAAGTTATTGTTAACGAAAGTGAAGGTAAGAAGCCTGAACAGTATGTTATCAAAGATATCAATCCAAATTTACAAAATTTAACAATAGCGGAAAAGGTAAGTACTGACTTTGCCGCTAATCCTAGTACAGGCTTTGGTGGTACAGGTGGCGGTGGCGCCGCACAAGGTTATACAGTTCCAAGTATGCCCGCAGGTACTGCTGGTAGTCGTTTTAGTCTAGCATTAAACGAAGCAGCCATTGATGCTAAACATATTATTCACTTGAGTTTGACTGAAGGATTAGACAGATATTGGCCATTTGGACAAAGTGTTTTAGAGAATATTTTTAAAGTATACAAACAAAAAGAGTTATTAGAAGATGCTATTCTAATCTATCGTGTACAACGTGCTCCAGAGCGCAGAGTCTTTAAGATTGACGTAGGAAACATGCCAAGTCACATGGCTATGGCCTTTGTTGATAGAGTTAAGAATGAAATACACCAAAGACGTATTCCAAGTGTACAAGGTGGTTCAAGTATCATGGATGCAAGTTACAATCCATTATCAATGAACGAAGATTACTTTTTCCCAGTAAGTGAAGGTGGTAGAGGGTCTGATGTTACAACACTACCCGGTGGTCAAAACTTAGGCGAGATTGATGACTTACGCTATTTCAACAATAGGTTAGCACGTGGATTGCGTGTGCCAAGTAGCTATTTACCACAAGGTCCAGAAGATAGTCCAACTCCAATGAATGACGGACGTGTTGGAACTGCTATGATACAAGAGTTCAGATTTAATCAATATTGTGAAAGATTGCAAAACTATCTAGCACAGAAGTTAAATGACGAATTCAAGTTATTCATGCGCTGGAGAGGACTAAACATTGATGGTGGTTTGTTTGATTTAAAGTTTAATGCCCCACAAAACTTTGCTGCTTATCGTCAAAGTGAATTAGATAATGCACGTGTTGCAGTTTTTAGTACAATGGAAGCATTTCCTTATATGTCTAAGCGTTTTGCAATGGAACGTTTCTTAGGATTGACTAAGGAAGAGATTGAAGAAAATCAGAAATTATGGTTTGAAGAACGTGAAAAACCAGAAGATAGTGAAGCACAAGGTAGTGATTTACGTAGTATTGGTATTAATCAAGGTGATATTGGAACCGATACAGAAACTGCTGATAGTATGGAAGAACCGCAATCTGAACCGGGTATGGACGGAATGCCCCCGGCAGTAGCAGGTCCAGAAGCAATGCCTGCAGGCGCTGCCGGTGCACCCGCCGGCATGCCAAATATGTAATATAACATAAATATTATATAGGATAACCAAATGAAATTACTTGAAATGTTCGACTCGGCAGTCTCAGGATATCAAGATACCGGTACGGACAATAGTAAAATAAAATATAAAGAAAGCCGCAAAACAAAATTAACATTACGTCAGATACGTAAATTACGTAAAATGAATGATGTCCGAAACTTTGAACATGTGACCAACCTCAAGAAAATCCGTAAACAATATCAACCAGCGCCAGCAGAAGGCGCACCTACTCTGTAAAATATTACAGTTTTACAACAAAAACGCAAAAAAATAGCAGTTATTGACTAGTATTTTAGTATAGTCACTAAATAACTTTACACAAAGCCATTTACTCAGGAGACAAACAATGGACAACAAAAAATTTGAAAAGTTAATTGATTTAATTATCAATGAAAATGAAGAACAAGCACGTGCATTATTTCACGATATCGTAGTTGAGAAATCACGCCAAATCTACGAAAACCTAATGGATGAAGAAATGGGCATGGACCAATCTATGGGTATGCTTGACGAATTGAGTGCAGAGAACCAGGCTGAAGAGCAAGGTCAATTTGAGGGTGACGAAGAATTTGACGACATCGAAGTCGGTGATGACGGTATGGGTGACGAAGAAGTTGACCTAGACAGTGAAGAATTCGGTGACGAAGAAGGCGAAGAAGGTTTAGAAGACCGCGTTGTTGACTTAGAAGACAAACTAGACCAGTTAATGGCTGAGTTTGAAGAAATCATGGGTCAAGAAGGCGAAGAAGGTCACAACATGGGCGATGATGACATGGATGATGAACAGTCAATGATGGAAGCCAAAGACGATGAAGAAGATGACGAAGAAGAAGACGTTACTGAAGCCAAAGATGAAGAAGACGAAGAAGCATTAGAAGAAGCAATTCAACTAAAGAAAGTTTCTGTAACTCACGGTGACAATGGTGTTAACACTAAGTCAATCGTATCTGGCGGACCTAAAGTAGGTGGTAACGGTGCTTCAGCAGCTAACTTGAATAAAGGTTATGCTGATAGCGGTAAAGGTGGTACACAAGGTGGTGTACTGGCTCCAACTACTAAAGATATCAAACACGCCGGCGCATATGGTAACAGCCCAAATAGTTTCAAGTTCAAAGAAAAGGGCGAAGCAGCACCAAAAGCAAAACACGGTGATGACGGTCAAAATACTAAGTCTATTGTAGGCGAAGGTAAAAAGTCTGTTAAGAAGCCAGTAGCAAAAACTACAACAAAGAAAATTGTTAAGTAAGGTAATCTGAGATAATGGCTTTGTATCTTAGAGAAAATTTAACATTCGACCGTGCAAGTATGGTGGTCGAATCTGTTAAAGAAGACGGTGATAAGAAGTCTCTTTACATGAAAGGGATCTTCATTCAGGGTGGGGTCAAAAACGCCAATGAGCGTGTTTACCCTATATCTGAAATTGAAACCGCAGTACAAACATTAAACGAACAAATCTCTGAAGGTAATTCAGTTCTTGGTGAAGTGGATCATCCAGATGATTTAAAAATTAACCTAGACCGTGTATCACACATGATTCAAAGTATGTGGATGGACGGAGCTAATGGTTTCGGTAAACTAAAAATTTTACCAACTCCAATGGGACAACTAGTATCAACTATGTTAGAAAGTGGAGTGAAGTTAGGAGTTAGTTCCAGAGGCAGCGGTAACGTTGATGAAGGATCAGGAAAGGTTAGTGA